CTGCCCTATACCCCAAAGGCCTACCAGTCCGGCCGCATGGCTGACGACGTCAAGGCACTAGCCAAGGATATAGGCCGCAAGGTAGTGCCCACCTGGGTGCGCTTCTTGCTGATGCTGGTCGACGTGCAGGGCAACCGGTTCGACGTGCAGACCATCGGCTTCGGCCAGAACAACTCGATGACCGTCATCGACCGTTTCTCGATCCGTAAATCTCAGCGGCTGGATGCGGACGATGAGCGCTTGCCGCTGAACCCAGCAGCACACCCGGAAGACTGGGATCTGCTGATCAAGGAAGCATTGCTGAAGACGTACCCCCTGGCGGATGACAGCGGCCGGCATATGTCGATTAAGATGGTCGGGTGCGACTCCGGCGGTAAGGCGGGTGTGACCACCAACGCCTATGCGTTCTGGCGAAGGCTGCGTGACAGTGACGGCGACGAGTTCCCCGTAGGCCTGCACAGGCGCTTCCAGCTGGTCAAGGGTGACCCGGTTCGCAAGGCGCCGCGTCAGCGCATCACCTATCCAGACAGCGATCGGAAGGACCGGCACGCAGGTGCACGCGGTGAGATCCCGGTGCTGATGATCAACGGCGAGATCCTGAAGGACCAGCTCAACAACATGCTGGGCCGCGAGCCCGATACCAACGGCGAGAATGCGGTAGCGGCTTCCGTCATCTTCGCCAACTGGTTCGAGGACTGGTTCTGGAGCGAGATGGTCGCGGAGACCAAAACGGACAAAGGCTGGGAAAATCTCAACAGTCAGCGGAACGAGGCGTGGGACCTCTGCGTCTACGGCATCGCCCTGGCGATCTCCCAGGAGATCCGCTGGGAGAAGATCGACTGGTCGGCGCCGCCAGCTTGGGCAGAGGCCTGGGATGAGAACATCCTAGTATTCGACCCTAATATCTCAACGTCTCTACTGGAGTCAGCGCGTCCAAGGCGGTCCCTGGCAGATCTAGCGGGGTCATTGGCTTAGAAGAATTTTCAACTGATAGCTGGAAATTCAACTGTTTGGAGGATACGATTCTGCCAAACCTCTACGACTTCGCGTGAATTTCCATGGCATTGGACCTCAATACCGCCCTGCAGGATGCCGAACAGGCCTACCATCGGCTGATGACGGGCCAGTCGGCTGTGGAGTTTCGCGACAGCAACGGCGAGCTTGTCCGCTACAGCGCGATCAGCGCCAACCGGCTGATGGGCTACATCCTGTCGCTGAAGCAGCAGCTTGGGATCGCCAGCAACGTCGGACCTATGAGGGCCTGGTTCTAATGTCCCAGGCAATCGACCCGCTAGTCGGGGACAGCTACGACGCACTGGTCGGGGGCGTACCTCGCGCTTCGGCTATGTACGGTCTGGGCAAGCCCGCCTACGACGGCGCCAGCCGCCAAAGCCACGAGCTTTCGCTATGGGCGCCGCCGATACTCTCGGCCGACGCCGAGCTGCTGCCCGAGAAGCTGGACGCGGATGTTCGGGTGCGCGATGTCATGCGCAACGACGCTTATGTTCGTAACGGCGTAACCATCCAGCAGGACAGCATCGTCGGCGAGAGCTTCCTGCTTAACTCGAAGCCCGATTTCAAGGTGCTCGGTCTGGACGAGGTCTGGGCTGAAGAGTTCCAGGAAGAAGTCGAGGCGAAGTTCACCCTCTGGGCAGAGAGCGGTCGGAACCATCCTGACGCCTCGCGCATGAACACCCTAACCGGGCTGGTTCGTCTGGTCGTGGGCATCCACGCAATGACCGGCGAGTCGCTTTCCTCGGTTGAATGGCTGCGCGATGTTGGCCGCCCGTTCAACACAGCCTTGCAGCTGATCGACCTCGACCGCCTGTCCAACCCGAACGCAGAGATGGACACCCGTTTCCTGCGCGGCGGGGTCAAGCGGAACCAGTATGGCGCTCCGCTGGGCTACTACGTTCGCAACGGTCACCCCAGCGACTACATGAACCCGGACGTCTACACCTGGAAGTACGTGCCGATCGCGAAGCCGTGGGGCCGCATCCAGATGATCCACCTGGTTGACCAGTGGCGCCCAGATCAGTCGCGCGGCATCTCGATGCTGATCTCTGCGCTGAAAGAGACCCGGATGGGTAAGCGCTTCCGCGACATGGTGCTGCAGAACGCCGTGCTCAACGCCACCTACGCGGCCAGCATCGAGTCGGACCTGCCCAGTGAAGTCGCTATGCAACAGGCAGGCGGCGGGAGCAGCGATGCCATCACCAACTTCGCGACCGACTACCTCGGTGCCATCCAGCAGTACGTTGGCGGCTCTCGTAATCTCACTATCGACGGTGTGAAGATCCCCGTGTTCTTCCCCGGCACGAAGATGAAGATGCAGCCCGCTGGCACCCCCGGCGGCATGGGTACCAACTTCGAGCAGTCGGTCATGCGCTACGTTGCTGCTGCCCTTGGCGTCGGCTATTCCGAGCTGTCCAAGGACTTCAGCGATGCCAACTACAGCAACCTGAAGGCGGAGCTGGCCGGCACTGAACGCCGTATGCGAGTGCAAAAGCGCAACACTGCCGACCGGTTCGCCAACCATGTCTTCGCGCTGTGGCTCGAAGAGGCGATGAACAAGGGCGAGATCACTGCCCTGCCGCGAAATGCCCCGAACTTCTACGAAGGCTTGAACAAGGAGGCGTACTGCAACGCTACTTGGATCGGCGCCAGCATGGGCCAGATCGACGAGCTCAAGGAAACCCAGGCCGCCGTGCTGCGCCTGAACAACGGCTTGTCGACCCGCGAGGACGAACTGGCCAAGCTCGGCAAGGACTGGCGCCCGGTCATGCGGCAGCTGGCTCGCGAGAAGAAGCTGGCCGATCAGCTGGACCTGGTGTTCGGCGCCGACAAGAGCAGCACCAACATGATGAACGCCGCTGGCGGCACCCCGACCGACGAAGGGGCCGCACCGCGCAGCGAGACCAAAGAGGACAAGTCCGATGAGTAACGTCCTGGCGGCTCGCTTCGCCAGCAACACCCCTGTGCTGGTCAGCGCTGAGAAAGCCGACTGGCTGGCCCAAGGTCTGCCGATGATCTCGGCTGGCATCGCTCAGCTCGAAGCGCGTAGCCAGAACGAAGATGTCGAGTACCTGGCGCACGACGACTTCTGGCCGTCGGCTGACAGCTGGATGTCCTACTACCGCCCCTACAACGTGGTGAAGGGCACGCTGCTGATCCCGGTCAAGGGTATGTTGCTCAACGACTTCCCATATCAGCTGGGCAGCTGGGCTACTGGCTACGCCTACCTGGTCAAGGCCTTTGAGCGCGGCAGGGCTGACGATGAGGTCGAGCGCATCGCCATGGTCATCGACTCGCCTGGCGGTGAGGTAGCCGGTTGCTTCGATAGCGCCGACAGGGCCTTCGCCATGCGCGGCACCAAGCCAATCCAGTCCTTCGTGAACGAAGCCGCTTACTCGGCTGCGTTTGCCTGGGCCACCG